CACGGTGCGCGTTTCAACTTGTTGTCGGTCGTGCATTCCCAGTTTGTTCTTTGCGTAGAAAATTCCCTTGCCTTCATTCGCCACGATGTCACGCGCCAGTGAATTGAACAGTTCGTCAATACCTTTTATAGTGTCAAACAATGGATGTGATTCATCTTTCAAAGCAACGTACCAATTGCCACGAGTGTAGAAATCAAAGTGTTCACGGCGAAGCCAGTGCAAAAGAAAATAAGACACGGTCGGAATGTGACGTTCCTTCACTTGTTTCACGCCTGAATTCGTTGCGATTTCCTTTGTCGAAGCGATACAATAATCACAATAGCGATAAGCCATTTCAAGCAATTCATCTTTGTCGATGTTGCGGTGTTTGTTTGCCATAAGAATATAAGTTCCCCTTTATTATGTAATCTTGTTCGGAATTCGTTCAAGTCCTTTGAATTTATTAAACGGTGTCATTCCTTCGCCGTCTTTGATGTCAACAAGCATCAATCCGTTTTCCTTCAACGAAGTGATGTGAACTTTTGCTTTCGCTTGTTTAACACGTTGCCACGAAATCTTGTCAAGTCCACGATCACGCGCCACATCAAATAAGTTCCAGTTTATACATTCAAGGAATTTGCGTGAATACACTTTGCCAGCGCCACAAGGTTCACCTTTGCGATTGTTATCGTAACCTTTCCAATAATAAAGTGAACCGTCGTGCTGGAAATAAATATCTTTGAATCCAATCATGTCGAAGTCAGGAATCGTTCGTTCAACATACTGAAGAAAAGCTTCGTCAATGTAGTCGTCCGAACCAAGCAAAATGACCGCGTCGAAATCGATTTGTTCCAGTGTTCGAATTGCCATGTTCCATTTGTAGCTTAATGGATTGTTTCGATATTTCGCCATTGCGAAAATGTCTTGTTCCTGAAGGAATCGTTCGTCTTCGTCGTTTGAGTAAATATAAACCTTGTCGATGAACGGCATTCGTTCAATACATTCGGCGACCGTGTTGTGTCGTCCATGCATGGCGGTGACGGTGATTATTTTCATTTGTTATTGCTTCGTGTGATTCGTGCTGGATTCCCAACCAAGACGGTGTTCGATTCAAGGTGTGTTTTCTTCGTGATCACCGTGGACATTCCGACCATACATTTTGAAGGTATCGTCACGCGCTGGTGAATTGTTGCGTTCATTCCGATGTTTGTTTGTTCGTGTATTTCAACAAAGCCACCGATGACCGCATGCGGTGAAATCGTGACGTCCTTGTGAATGATTGAATCGTGTCCGATGTGAACGGTCTTCATAATGTAAGCGCCGTCGTCAATGATTGTCGGACGTTCACAACCAGCGTCGATTGTTGCATGACCATGAATCGTCACGTTGTTACCGATGACAACACCGAATCCGTTTTGACCTTCGTGTCGTTTCGATTCAGCTGGTGCGCCAATTATGCAATAAGCACCGATCGTAACGTTGTGACCAAGCGTGACGCCCGGATAAATTATTGCTGTTTCGTGGATGTCAACCATTCTTCAATGTCTTGTCGTGTTGTTTTTCGTGTTCCTTTGAATCCAAGTTCCAGCGCTTCACGTCGAAGTTCACCGAACGTCTTTTGTTTCGTTCCGACAAAGTGAAGCTTCGGCGGTTGTTCGTTCATGTGAAGTTCGTTGTTTTCTTGACGTACAGCTGGACGAATCTTGTCTTTGTTTTGGTTCAGCTTGTCCATTGCGATTCGAACACACGTTGCGCAAGCTTTGTTCAGTTTACCGCAACCGAGCGCTTTGTAATGAACCGCCAGTTCTTCTTTCAAGGTGTCATCCAGATTCGCGTATCGATGTCGTCCGAAGTTTTCAAGCTGGATTCGAAGTCCGTTACTTATATTCATATATCAAAATTAAGTCCGAAATAAGATAGGCAACGAACGCGAATGGAATCATTGACCAATCGGTGATAAGATAAATCGCCAGCGCCGTCCAAAATGACAAGCATGACTGACAATTGAATGGTTTGGTATTCGGTAAATCAAAGGACATCAACGCCCGTGCGATCGCTACCGCTATAATCGTGTAAATCATTTTTGAATTGTTTTATTGTTTTATGAATCGTGTCCAGTGAAATTCCAGTCAGTTCCTTGATGTCCCTGAATGTCATTCCGCAAAGGTGCATTTTTGTGATTTCCTTGATGAATGGATCACCATGGTTTGAATGAAGATAAGCGTCAAGCATTTCGCTGAATTCGTTATTCGAAGGTGAATCATGTGAATCAATCACGTCGTTGATTGCTTCGCCGTCGCTTCGGTACAGTCGCCAGAATTCCGACCTTTGCCACGTCCATTGATTGTACGCGAAGCGAGCGAAAACAGCTGGAATGTCGGAAAGATGAAAGTCAAAGCGGTGCATGATAATAAAAACATGACCAACCAAATCCGCATGAAGTTCGTGATTCGAAGTAATTTTCCGAGCAATTTGATACGCTTCATCTTTCCAAAATTCCATGTGACTAAATTACAAAATAATTAAACCAAGCGACAAAAAATTCTTGTCCGACTGGTTTTCCTTTCATGAAACGATACAACATCGAGTAATTGACCTTCATGTCTTCGGACAAGTGTTTCATGTTGTAACGCTTATTCAGTTTCGAAGTTGTCATTGTTCGCATCCAGTCAACGACGTTCTTGTCGTTAGAAAGGTAAATCGTCATCGTCTTCATTTGCTGGTGTTTGTTTTGTTTGTACTGGTTCACCTGAAAGATTGATTGACCAAGCTTCGACGGTGTTGAAATACTTCGTCACACCTTCAGGTGATTTCCATTCACGACCACGAAGGTTGTAATTCACTTCGACCACGTCCCCGGTGTTCAGGTTCGCGACAAGATCACATTTGTCATTGACCACTTGAAAGGTCAAGAATTGTGGATAGTTTTCATCAAACGTCTTGATTGTGAAATCTTGTTTTCGGAATTTGTCCGAAATTGTTTGCAATGGCGTCACGTTGACAACCGTTCCTTTTTCTTTGTTCATGTTTATTGTATTAAATTTATTACTATTAAAGCGCCGACGACGTAACCGAACGCCAGCGAAAAAGCCATTTTGATTCGTTCATTCCATTCTTTGCTTTCAACCATGTAACCGGCAAAAGCCAGTGACAAGAATGGCGCGATGAAAGCGAAGACAATCATTCCGATCGTGTTCTTGTCAGCAACAAATCGAATGTAAAATGTCGAAGATATTTCAAGAATGACCGCGGACGTGAAAATGATTGCGTATTTCATTTGTCCAGATTGATTTCATTTTCCCGAAGGATGTCGAAGAATTGTTCCCGGATTCGTTCAACCATGTTCCATTCGTCTTCGTTCAGTTCTTCGTATTTCCAAAGCTTGCGAAGTTCGGTGTTGATTTCAAACAACGCGTTCAACATCGCCGTTCCTTTCGTCGCGCAATAAAATTCCGCGTCTTCGTCTGGTAGGTTGAATTCAAGTGTTGCTTTCATATTATTTCTTCGTTACATTCTTTTAATAATTCAACCGTTTTATCAAATCCAATTATTTCAGTTACTTTTCCTATAAATAATTGATGTTTTAATTTTTCTTTTGATTCCATTGCTTTTGCTTGTTGAAATATATCACTTGTTCTTAAATCAATAAATAACTTTCCCATCCTATCTTTATTCCAACTTAATTTCTCCGAACATAGTTGTTCAAATAACCATTCAACCGCCGTTTGTTTCATATTTCCTTTTTAAGTTTTTCAATGTAAAGTGTAGCGTCCATAAGTTCTTCTTGAAGGTGATTCAACCAGCCAAGCAAATCGATGTCAGTTCGGTCAAGTGTGTGTCCGTACTTTTCAACACCACGTTGTGAACGTTCATAATACTTCGACATGACCGCAATCAACACGGTGTCTTCAATCTTGGATTCCATAATTTGTTTGAATATAGGATTCAATACATTCTCGTTCAATTCCTTGACCTTTGTGATAAAGCGATATTTCAATGATTTGTTCTTGTTCCATTTCAATCGCGGTGTCAAGAATTTTTGCCACCCACGGCATGTGTTCAGCCATTGTTTTCAATGAAAGCTGTTCAATCAAGTAATTCGTTGCGGTTTGTTTCATGTTATTGTATATTATTAAATGTTTTGAATTCATCAATCGACACCGATTTCAAATCGAATTGACCTTCATTGCTGGTGACCGAAATGGTGTAATCATGACCAAGCTTGTTTAGATATTCAGTAATGAAAAACGCGGTGTCAAGTTCTTCGGAATGACATTCCAGAATGAAAAATTTCTTCATTTGTTATTCAATTTAGATATTCGTTCCAGATAGTATTCAGTAGCCAGTTGACATCTTTCAATCATTTGTTGTTCAAGTTCCATGTCACGTTCAAACAACATCGAAGTGATTCGCTTCGCTGGATCAATGTGGTCAACCTTGTGAAGCGCTTTGTCATCGTATTGTGTCAAGAATTCGTCCCACGTTGACACCATGCAATAAACAAGTTCAAATTCTGGTTTGTCGTAAAGATACATATATGCGCGACCTTGCCATTCGTAATCTTTTGAATCGATTTCTTCAGGCAATTCCGGGAACGTGTCAAGCGACCAGCTTGTTTTGATGTCAATGATTGATGACACGGTGACAATGTCACATTCACCAGTCATGAAGTCGTTTGTTTTGCGAACCGCGTTCTTGTGGAAATCTTCAAAGCGAACCGCGTTCAAAAGCTGAATGGATTCAAGTTCTTGATTCGTTCCTTTGTCCAAGTACCGATTAATTATCGGTGATTCATAACCATAAAAATCTTGTTTTGCGATTTGATTAATGTAACTTTTCGCCGTTTGTGACAAGACATCCGTTTTTGACCGGGACGTTGTCATGAGTTTACCAATTTGTGAAGCACGCCATTTCATAATTCTAATAAGTTTAATTTAACATTTGACCAATAAATGAAGTCACGCGATTTGATGTCAACGTCCTTCATTAATTCTTGAACCAGAATCAACGCGCATGATTTCCTTGTCATGAATGTCTTCACCTTCGAATCGTATTCGATGAAATCAAACAATTCAAACAAATACTTTGCGCGTTGTTCCGCGGTCATTTCTTTCATTTCAATTGATTGATTTGTTCAGGTGTCAACGAATAAGTTGCTTTTAATTTATCAACCGTGAACTTTCCGTCAGCGATTGCCTTCAAAGCGTTCTTGAATCGTTCTTCGTCAATGGTTGGTTTGCTTGAAGGACGTGAAGCTTCGTTGCCGTCGTCGTCGGTTGACTGAAGCGACAACAGCGATTGAAGCGTTCCACGACGAAAATAAGTTATGCACGCCAGTGTTTTTTGTGGATCAACAATTGTAGCTGGAATTTCCATGCATGATTCAATTGATTCACCTGAATCGATGTCAATGATTTGCGTGAAGACAAGATTCGCTTTCACTGGTTGTAAAAGAATCAATCCGTTTTCAAGTAAAATAGGTTCAACCGTTTCAAGCAACGCGTTGATGTCCGCGTATGTTTTCTTAAAATGTGGATTCGTTGCGTTCTTCGCTACCTTTCCGATGTGTTGCTTCGCTGAATGAAGCTTGTGAAACAATCCTTTCGGTGTTTCAGGTGTGACCGTGTCGGTCGTTTTTCTTGTTGTCGCCATAATTAAAGTATTAAAATTTTACCAAAGATAAATAAATTTTTCATTCGTGAAACATTTTCAATTAATTTTTGTCAATTGAGAATTTAACACGATCCAAGTGTCACACCTGAATTGAAAATTTTTGTCGAAATCACCTTTCATTTTTAATTGCTTGATTGAATCAAATCGAGTTCGTGAAATCATTCCTTTCAACCAAGCTTTCGTGAAATCATTCTTTACATTGACAAAGCAATAAAATTCACATTCTTGTTTTGCGTTGAAATTAGAAACATGACATGTGTGATCTGGTAGCGGAATCGTGTTGACACCTTTTGTTTTGATTTCAACCGTGTAACCTTGAATCATTAAATCGAAATCATGGTGTTGACAATGTTCGACTTCACAACCTTTTTTCGTATAGTAATCGAAGACCACGATTTCACCCAGCGCACCGGTCAAATTTCCGTCACCTTCACGAATTGAATTGTTCAGTGCTTTGAATTTGTAAAGCATTTCGGCACGCAAGATTTGTTCTTGTGTGATTGTGATTTCAATCATTGCTTCACGAATTCATCGAACCATTCCACGAAGGTGTCAAAGTCACGCGCAATCATGTAAACACCACCAGCGCGTTCGATTGATTCTTGGTATCGCTTTTGTGCTTCGCTTTGACGGTCTTTTCCGACCTTGACTTCAATCTTGACTGAACGTCCACGAATAGTCGCTGAAATGTCAGCTGAACCAGCCGTTGTTGTTCCCTTCGTCCACGTCACACCGATGACTTTCCCGTCGGTTCGTTTGTTTTCCCTTGCGACACCCATTGTGTTGATTCGTTCAGCTTGGAATCCGTTGAACTGGATGAACGATGTGATTGCCTTGGTCAATCCGTTTGCGGTCTTGTCGTCCCATTTTTTCTTTACGAAATAATCTTTCGGAAAAGACGGATGTCTTTCGATGTCATTCGCCAGCTTCAGCGCGTCAAGTCGTTCTTTATTTTCCTTCTTCATTTTCAATATAGTATTTGTAATAAATATCACATTTCACTTTGTATTCAAGTTCCCGGAATAAATGAAAATATCGGTAAACGGTTCTTTCACTGACATTCAAATATCTTGAAATTGCCATGACCGTTCGTGGTTTTTCCTTCATCAAATTAATCAATTTAATGACTCGATACATTTTGTATTGATTCATTGCAGTCCTTTGATTTCAATCCACAACGTTCCACAAATTCCGATGACAAGACACCCAAGCGCACCCCACCATCCAAATAAATAAATTGCAACCCACCAGATAAAAATGGTGAGAATAATAGCCAACATAAGTAAATAATTCATAAGATATAAAATTAAAATGGACAATCGTTTTTCGGTTTGAATTCATTCGCTGGTGATCCTTCAGTCAAGATAAAATAACGACCTGAATGATTGTGGCCTTCGGTATATTTGTAACCTTTGTGGTTCGCGTATTCCTTCACCCATTTTTTGAACTTTTGCGTTGACAAGTCCCGGAATGAATTTGTTTCATTTTGGAATTCCTGAAGCTTCGTTTGATTGTAGTGATAAATGTCAAGTTCAAGATTGCCTTCACGAACGAATTCGAAGAAGTCCTTGCATGTTGCTTGAATGAATCTCTTCGTGTCCGCGTTGATTGATGTCGTTGCGGTCAATCCTTCGTTCAGGTATTTTTGAACGTTCGCAATCATGTAGTTGTCAAATTTTGACCAGTCATCTTTTGTCCAAGAATCAAACAATAAACGACCGTATTCTTTCAATGGCGAATGTTGCGCGTTGAAATACTGATAAAATTCAAGTTCGTGACGTCTTCGGTCGTGACTTGAACCAGCGCCAGCAATAACATAGTTCGTGGTGATCACAATCTTCGGTGACCTTTCGAATGGAATATAAATTTCGTCTTTGTTTTTTCGGTTGACGGTGATTCCTTGCGACACCACACTGAACAATTGTTCGAAGTCAAAGTTCTTTTTCACATCGTCAAAAGCAAGAATTTGCGTGTCAAGGTTCACGCGCTGATAAACAAAGTCATTTTTCATTGAATTGAATTGCTTTCCGTCCACGGTGACAATGTTCCTGAAGTAACCGATTGCCGTCAACATCAATGATTTTCCTGAACCACCATTCGCGTTGTCGTCAATTTCTTGGTCATTGAAAATGATTGCCTTTTGTTCGGTCTTGTCTTTGTAAGTGTGTAACAAATAACCAAGTGTTGATTCAAGCGCTTGTGTTCTGGTTGTATCTTTATTCGATACCTTGGAAATGAAATCTTGAAAGTCGTTCTTGTGGTCGTCCAGTTGAACAAAGTCCCGGTTCAAGATTTGATTTTCCCAAATGTAACCGTTCACGTCAATGTAACTTTTCAACGTGACATCCTTCTTCGTGATCGTGACCACACCATTCTTGAATGGAATGAATGATTCGGTCTTGGTGTCCTGAAGCATTTTGACGTCAATGGAATCAATCATGTTCAGGAAATTTTCGCTGAATAGATACGTCGAACGTGAGCAATAATTCCACACCGATATTTCACATCGCGATTCCAGATATTTCAACACGAAATCTTTGATTTGTTCAACCGATGACAAACGAACCTTGTTTTCTTTTACCAAAACAAAGGTAGGTGACAACGCGCGTTCTGGATAGTATTTCCCGAATCCATGTTTTGAAAGAAAAGCGCTGTAATTGTTCGGTTCAATTGTAATCTTTTCACCGGTCTTCAATTGCGTTATTGTCCAGAAAACGTCTTGATTGTTTTCAATGTCACTTTTGATTTCATCGATTTGTTCTTCATCAAGACCAAGCGCTTCAGTAATGTCCTTCGTGGCGATTCCTTGACGAATTTTAAGCTTTGCTTTTGTTAGCTTTTCATTGTCTTCGAAATACTTTATTTTGAAGTCCGCGGTCCGATACGCGCTTTTGATTGTGTTCGCCAGTTCCGCTTTCGTGAAATCACTTGACACAAATTGTTCAAGGTGATATTCGGCAACGTCCCGTGTGATTCCGTATTCACAAAGACAAGCTGAAAGCTTGAAAATGTAATTGTTGCGATTGCCTGAATTGAATTCACCACCGAAATCGAACTTCATGATTCGTTCAATTATTTTTGATTCGTCCACTAATCGACACACTGGTGGACGTTCAGTAAAGATGTGACCACGTTCTTCGTCAATGGTTGTGAATTCGTCACAAAATTCGTTCATGTAAGCGTCTGGATCGTAAGATTCGAAACACACCCTTGAAACGTTTTGACTGGACGTGTCGAAATAGTCGGAATTGAATTCAAGTTCAAGCGCTTTGAATCGTCGCTTGTGTTCTTCTTTTGTTGACTTCGGTATCTTGACAACAACCTTCAGTCCTTTATTCGAAGGTGAAGTAAACACCATGAAGACAAATGGCAATGATTTGAACCTTTGCTTGTCTTGGTTCATTGTTTCTTGGTCAGGATAATCGTCGAAGTCCAATATGCACAACCCGGAATGTTCAATCAAGCCGTTGTCGGTTCGCTGGTTAAATGTTCCATTGAACATAATAGCCAGCAATGAATTTTTCAATGAACGATAAGCTTCGGTTGATTCGTCCATTTCACGAAGTCGGTTGATTTTCGAAACAAGTTCAGGATAACCATTCTTAATTCGATTGTAAACTTCGACCACGTTCATCGTGAACGGTGTTTCTTTTGCATTGAATAACGACCTGAAGACCGAAATGTTTGGAATCATTCTAATATCACATAAAAAATGGGACGACCTTTCAGCAATGGCGCGTGCTTACTCGGTCAATCCCATTAATAAATTCTTTTGTTTGCGCCATGGTGACAAAAGTAAAAAATAATTTCATTCATAAACACAACGCGACAAAAATAAATTTTTGTAACGCATTTTGTAACGCCTATGAACCACGCCCACATTGACTTTTGACCAAAGCGCGACAAAATTACAAAAGTTTTTACCCCCCCCCCTAAAAAATACAGCTTTTTTTTCTGGCAGGGTATATAAGAGAATCGCAACTTTGTCGCGCTGTAACGCAAAAAAGCGCCAGTTTCCCAGCGCTTTCCAACCAATTAAACAAAACGTATTATGAATGTGCGAAGATAAGTGAAATATCGGTCTTTGTCAATGGTCTTTCAAATTCTTTCAAAACTTGTTTTGTAAATTTTCCACGAATCGTGATTGAATCTTCAGTCGTTTCGCAATCAAAGAATTGATTCTTCGGAATCCGTCCTTCATCGGTCACCAGTTCGGGCAATGGATGAATTGCGCGAAGGTATTCTTCGTCAAGTTGTGACCACCACCGTTCGTGTTCTTTCAATCCATGAATCACACTGGAATGATCGCGGTTGAATAGTTCACCGATTTCACGCAAACACAACCGTGAACGGCAATGAAGAATGTTCATAAGATAGTATCGTTTGTAAACAGTATCGCGTTTGCGACATGGTTTGTCCAGTTTATATTCGGCAATAAGTTCTTTGATGTCTTCGTTCATTCCAGATAGTTTTTAAGCGCTTTCCAAAAGTCAAGCGGTTCATATAATTTAATACCATGACCAGATGAATAATAATCGTCCATGTCAAGATTCCATTTAATCCAGCTTAAATCTTTTTCAATTTGACTTTTACAATAATTTTGTCCCATTCTTTCGTTAACTTTTCGTTGAATTTCTTTTCCGGAATGAATCTTCAAATCATTCAAGAGTTCAACAATAATGTAACAGCGTTTCAATTGTGGTATTTTCATATCTTTTCAATTACAAAGTGACCATAAATGTGCGTGCCAGCTTTTCGGAATTCATTCAATTTCCAGTGACAAAGCGCTTTCGTTGGGAATTCATAAGATTCCGAAAGCCGGGATTCATAAAAATAAAGTAGTTTATACATTTTTCAAAAGTTTGATTTCACAAATTTTCAAGTAAAGCTGGACGTTGAACGAACCGCCTTTGTCATGCGTAAAGCTTTGACGTGACCACCACCGAACCATTGTCGGCAATGTCATTTGTTGTTTTTTAGAATTTGTCTTCATTTGCTTGTTCGATTTGTTGTTGTTCATATTTGAACCAGTTCCACTTGTCTTCGTCCGAAATATATTCGTGCGCGTCGAATTCGAATGGTTCTTCAAGAATTTGTCGTTTCACTTCGTTTTCAAGTTCTTTCCATTCTTCTTCGTTCAGGATGTAATCGATTTCGATTTCACCGATGTGTTGTGTCGTCCAGACGTCTTCGAATTCAATGGTCACGTCAACGATGTCATGGTCAAGACATTTCACGTCAACGAATTTGAATGAACCTTCACCGAACTTATCGAAATCGAATTCAAAGGTGAATGAAGAATGGTTTTTGTCGAATGTTACTTTCATAATAAATAGATTAAATAAAGTGATAAAATTGTGCAAACGGTCGCCATTGCGGTAAATTTTAAGAATTCAAACATTTGCTTCAGGAATTCTTGTGCTTCAGGATCAAAGTTCTTCATTGTTTTCGATTTGTAGTTTTTCAATAAGTTCAGCAATCACACACCATTGTGCAATTGTTCGTTTTGTGTAGTCGTCTTGACGACCAAAGGTGTCAACCATTTCATTCATGAATTCACGCGCTTCACGTTCTTCACGAAGAATGATTTCAATCATTTGTTCTTTTTCCATTTTGTGTTTTTTTAATTGTTTAACGTGGTGAAATTACAAAATGTTTCATAAGTGAAAAACTTTTTTCACAAAACTTTTAATTTTTACACAAATTTAGAATGATTCTAAATAAGAAATGCAGCTTATAAGCTTAATAAATTCCGCAAAATTAAGGTGATAAGCTTAAAAAATGTGTGTCAATCGTGCGATTTGACCGTGTTCTTTGTGGTGAATGAATCCTTCAATCGCTTTCGGCGCGTGTTGGTAGCCGTTTCGGTGGTGCCATGAATCAGTTCCCGACGGTGAACGCAAAGATTCAACCGTCACACCGATGAAATCCTTTGACATCTTGTGGTGAACGTGGTGTGTGTACACATAACGGTGTTTCGTTTGCGACCATTCAACCGGGAATTCTTGTGCCATTAACAACGGCAAGTCCTGAAGCTTCGCGCCGTCGCCGTGTGTCGTTCCGATTAAACTTGTGCCGTATTGAAACGCTTTGCGATGTGATATTGAACAATCGAATGTTATGTTCGGACAATTCCTGAACCACGACTGGATGACATCCGCAAGGAAAAAGCCGTTCGTATAGTCGTGATTCGACGGATTGAAAGTGAAATGGACGTCCGCAATCGTCACCAGCTTTTCAAGGATGTCAACGTAAAGTCGTTTCGCGTTTAGAAAATTTTCATACCACATTCCGTCGGTGTCTTGTGGTGTTCCTGAAGTTGTTTGACGTTTCGGTGTGTCAATGTGAAGAATGTCATTCCCACCGATAAAAAGAATCTTTTCAATCTGGAATCCGCTTGACTTGTCCAAGATTCCTTGAACACCTTCATGAACGCGTTTCACCGCGATTTGTTGGTTGTAATCTTCACCGCTTTCAAAAGCCGTCGCAAGCTTTCCGATGTGAACGTCAGCTGGATCAATGACAAGTAAATGACCTTCACTTGATTTTGTTCGTTTGATTTCTGGATAAACTGGTGAATGTTCTTCAATCGATTTGAGAATGTCAACCTTTAATTGTTCCAGCTTCTTTGATTCTTGGTCTTCAAAGTCAGGATTCTTGAAAAACAAGCTTGTGTTCTTTGATTTCAACCAACCGTGTTTGACGGTCTTCAGGTCGATGTCTTGTTCAATACATTCACGTTTGATTGCACGGTATTGTTCAACCACACGAAATTCGTCTGGTGTCAACCTTGGTCGAAATTTATTCATAGATATTTGAAGAATAATTGAACGCGCGAAATAAATGTGCGATTCAATACAAATCGAAGGATGAACCCAACGACAAAAGCAATTAAGACAACCCACCAGTTCGTTCGGTATTTAACAACCTGAACCGCCTTCGCTGTTTTCCATTTTGTTTTTCCTTCGATTCGAAGTGTCTTCACGCGTTCTTTGTATTCGATTCGTGTCTGGAATCGTGTCTTCGGAACATACACGTTTCTAAAATTTATCACCGTGTCTTTTGTTGTTATGAATTTTTCCCAAACAATTGAATCGTGTTTAATGACCGGGAATGAATCAATGGTTGTGATTCGAATTGTGTCGGTGTCTTGTGTTAATTTTGCGCCATGTTTAAGCGCTTTTTTAACGTGATATTGCGCTTTCCTTTCGGATGAACACGAAACGACGGCAAACGTGATTAAAATGGCGTAAATTATTTTCATAAGTTCTTTAACATTTCGATTAAACGTGGACACGGATAAACATCGGATTTGTCGCGACGCACCGAATTGTGTGTGTAAATTCCTTTTTCATTCTTCAGCGCAAACAAATCAATGTCCCAAATCGATTCGTTGTAATCCATAGGAATGTCGTATGTTTCGCAAAGGTAGGTCACAAGCTTTCGTGTCGATTCGATTTGTTCGTCCGTATATTTGAACCAGAACTTGTGGTTCTTGAATGGTTGTTCCAGTTCAGTCACCATTGACGAAGGAACTACACGGTTGACGTAGTTGTAAAATTTACCGTTCACTTGTTTCAACGGTCCCCAGTTTGTCAATTCAATTCCGATTGACGTCTTGTTCAAATCACGAAATGGAATCTTGTTCGCCTTGAAAATTTCCGAACCGACACCCAAGTGCCACGCCCAGTGTTTCGAGCTGAAGCATTGAACAATTTCGCCACGTTCACCGATCACAAAAGCGGTCGCAATCTTTGAAGAATTCGAATTCCAGAATCTTGAAACGCTTCGAGCGTCACCACCACCGGCGGTGTGGTGAAGGTAAACTTGTGTTTTTGGATGTTCTTCAGCGATGAATTGTCCCGGTGACAATCGTTCCTGAATCAAGTTCAAATCTTTTACTTGAATTCGTCCCATTCTTGTTTCTTTGCGGTTATAAATTCTTTGAATGATTTCAAGACGTCCTTCTTTGTTACGTCATAATAAGATTCATTGATTGATTTCAATTCGATAAAAATACAAAAGAATGTAAACGCCTTGGTCAAAACAAGGTCAACCGATACGAACAATCCAATCAAGTCCGCAATCACATACTTTTCAAGCATGAACACGGCAACAATACCGCCTGAATAAATCAATGACTTTGAAACAGTCCTTGCGAATCCGCGTGAACGGATTGATTTCCAACCTTTCAATTTTACACTTCGCCAAATTCCGACCACAAGGTCAAGCCAAATGAAACAAATCGCAATCAACACCATGGGTGTGACTGGTGCGAGAATTGATAAAAAGGAAAGCGCAAGCAAAGTCAAGTTAGTTTTCATTGTTTATTTGATTGTCATGTAATTCAGTAAAGATTTGATATAAATTGAAAAGAAAAATTGTCCAGCCGAACATAATCATGTGAAATGAATGAGTGAACCACAATGAAAACGCGGTGGTAAAGCTTGCGACATAGTAAGCAACCGCAAGGAATCGAAGGTGATCTTGATTAATCATTGCCGAAGGAATAATTGTCCATAGGTATTTGACACCAATCTTCGTTGTCATAAACATTCATCGCGATGTTCATTGTCCAGCCAGCCGTCACGTCGTGTGAACGGTTGATGAATGGTGTCGTCGCCATTGTTCCAGTGACATCAAGGAAATCTTCAAAGCGCCATTGCTTCAAAATGACATGAATATCTTTACAAATTGACAAACAATCGGAATGAATTTCGTTGATTTGTCGGTATTCCTGAATGTTGTATTTGTCCGCGATCGAAATGATTGCGTTCACCTGAACACCGAAGTCGTTAATTTGTCCCGGTTGTAAGGTGACAACCATTAAAGGATAATCAACCGCGTCGCGTGACACCGCGTCAAGATAGTCGCCTTGAAAGAAGCTGTTTATTTGACGGTGTTCGGTCGCAATTATTTCGAATTCCTTCATTAACTGGTTTAATGTCTTTTCCATTCTTCAGGTATTTGTTCAGTTTTTCAATGTCTTTTTTGCTTGGTGTGAACCGTTTGTTCATATGATCCAATTAAGCGGTGAATAACCAGTGTTATCTTTTGTTACTTTTTCATGACACATGGACGGCGATCCACAACAATCAATGTATTCTGGATAGTTGTCGCCGTTGTCGTCCATTAAGAAACCGATTAAACGTTCCTTATAAAATTGTGCGTCTTTCAATAACTGGTCACGCAACACGTAAGTATCTGGTGTGTTGTTCGCGGAAATATGTTCATCGTTCACACGACCGACCGATTTGTTCGTCAGCTTTTCGTTCAATAGTAACGCGCAACGGTAGTCAACATAAGCGACCAAACACGGAACGACGTAATCATTCATCAACGTCAGGTAAGTCGG